TCTAAGTCCTTGTATGATATTTCATATTTTTTCAAAAATGTTCTTAATGCACCAATGCTTTTTGCGTTTGGTTGTTGTCTTGCTACACCTTGAGCAACATCCACAGCCAACATTCCAAGTGCTTCACTTAAATCTTTTAAACCTTGTAGTTTTTCTTGAGATGCACGACTACTAGGTTTTTGCATATCTGGTTTGAAGTAGGCTTTGATTGACCTATCATTTTCTGATTTTTCTTCTTCTTTAATTTTTTCGCCTTTGATACTGTCTAAATCTCTTTTTAAAGAACTGTCAAAATCATCTAAACTAGCATCTGTGTTATTAACGTATTTCATCCATTGTTTTTTCCATTTAAGGTCTGCTTCTGGATCTAAATAAGTTTTGGCGAGTTTTAATTGTTCCATTGCTCTTAACATTTGTTTAGTAAAGTCTAAATATTTGTTAGAACTGATTATTGCTTTAGTTGAGTCTAATACAGGATCGCTGGCAATATCTTCATATCTGCCTTTTAAATCTTCTACTTCTGATTCATCACCTGCCGCAACTTCACTTGCTTTGTTTAATAATCTAGACAATGCTTTGACATAGTCGCCTTCATATTGGTTTGTATGTCCTGCAATCATTGTGGTTGCATATCTTACTGTTGCTTTAAATACTTTGTCAAAATCACGTTCGTAATCTTCCCCACCTGCTATTCTAAATTCTATAAGTTTGGTATTGGTTTTTGAATCTGTTTGACCTTTAAAATGTATTGCACGGAATTTGTCATCACTTATATGTTGTTCTAAAAATTTTTCTGCTATTTTAATACCTTCTGATCCGGTTTTTTGTTTTAATTGTCCAATTGCTTTTTGTAATTCTTTGTATTGGCTTTTAGTGTAAGTGTTAGCCTTTCTCATAAATTCATTTAACAAGTATTGGTCACCTAACAACACAGCCATCTTAACTCTATTTGCTTTTACTATACTTGAACCAGGATCATGATTTACAATTTCTCCTTCTTGTGGATTATAACTCATTGTTACATGTAAACCAGTACTGTTATTTGTAAGTGCGCCTTTATCCTCTAACATTGTAAAGAACTTTTTCATTTCTGTCAACATTCTTCTAGGAGTACTAAAAACAGGTGATATAATTTCTGCACCTGTGCCATATCCATCTATACTACTATCGCTTTCTACTGCATAATTTGTTGTGCTACCATCAGTGTTACCATAATCACCGTAATCCACACTGGTATCTGTAAAAGCACTATTGTTTTCCATCCAATTAGACACTATGTCAGCAACTTCTCCTAAATTGCTACCCACAGAGTAATCAATACCATAATCATCACAGAATGAACTCATACTGTAGTATTGGTCATTTATCCAATCATCATAATCATAACTTTCACTGGCTTCTTCGTATGCCGCTTGTCTTACATCATCATCTTCTTTTGCTAATTCTTCTAAATAATCTCTAAAGTCTTGTCCTCTAAATTCATCAACATATTCTCTGGCCCAATTTTCTTCTTCATATCCGTATATATCTGACAGTTCTTCAGCACCCTCTTCTTCAAATCTTTCATCACCAAATTCTCTTCTAAGCACATCTTCTCTGTAATCATCCCAATCTGCTTGTTCTATGCCTTCATTTTCTATAAATTCATTGATATAATCTTCGTCATCTTCACGTTGAGTAACATACTCATCAATAGCACCATCCATGTATTCATCTACTTTGTATTCATATATCCAGTCTGTAAAATTCTCTGCTATACTGTCCCAATCAACTCCACCATATTGGTCATCTATTTCACTCAGTGATAAATTATCAACATCATCACTTTCGCCTTCTATGTTTTCCCAAACAGTTTCTGCCTCCCAACCACAACGTATTTGTGCATCAAGAGAACTGTTTATGATTTCTTTTCTATTAAAGTTTATTTCAAATAATTCTTCATGTGCTTCTTTTAAACTTAATCTTGCAAGTTGTTTTACTTTTCTTTTTTCTTGTTTAACTTTTGGCTTTAATTTGTTTAATGCTTTTCTATGTACTTTTTTAGCAATCTTGCCTTCTGCTAAATCAGGATCAACTGAAGCAACTAAGTTTGCCATTTTGTTTGCAATACCTTGACCTTTTGCAAAATTACCTTTTGTTTTACTAATTATTCCTGGACCACTAGGCATATTTTGCATTTGCTCTGCATCTTCTGGGTCATATGCATCTACATTTTTATTTTGGTCAATGATTTCGTATTCTCCATCTTCGTCTTGTACTACCATTGCATCTGGTATATCACCATCGCCTACTGGAGATACTACTGTTTTGTTTTTATCGTCTTGTCCTACAACTACTGCACCTTTTTCTATGTCTCTAGCATTTTTTTGTTTTGGTTCAGGCATTTCAGGTTTTTCTTCTGGTGCTTTTTGTCCAAGTGTTGGACTACCAGCATCTGGTTTTTTAGCCTGTTGTGTTGTAGAAGGACTGTTTACTTTGTTTGCTTTTGCACCAGCACCTGTTTGTTGTTGAGATGTGGGTGTGCTGGCACCAGGTTTCATACCATATTCTAAAAGGATGCTTTCTAATGTTTTAACATCTTTAAACTTCATTTTTATCTTCGCTTACTAGTACTTCTATTAAGTTGTCTTAGACGTCTACTTGCAGGATTCAACCTTTTTGTTCTGTTTGCTTTTCTGCTAAGACGTTTACCCATTTTTGCTTTTGTTCTTTTCAACGTCATACGTTTTTTCATATTGATAGGCGCAGAACATTGTGCTGGGTTACTCACAACTCTGCCTTTACGTCTTCCGGTTGTACACCTTACAGCACGTTTAATTTTCTTGCCCATTTTACGCCAAACCATACGGGCTTCAAAAATTTCTTCTTCAACTATCTCATTTAGTCTCATATTTTACCATTTCCTACATGACCAATAACGTGCTTTTGTTTTTGGTCCTGGGTTTTCACAATTATGTCTTGCTCTAAAACTTTTACGTCTTGCTGGATTAGACTTTTTAATTCTCATGTTAGGATCACCAAAATTTACTTTTTTAGTATTGCCTGTTTTAGGATCTTTAACATATACCTTGAACTTCTTAACATCACCTTGCATAGGTTTATTAAGTTTTACTTTACGTCCTTGATATTCTGCTTCAAACATACCCTCTTCATCGTATGCAAGATATCCAAATTCTTCATGAAAGTCTTGATTGTCTTCTAGTGTAATAGATTCACCGACTAGTTTTCCTCTAAAAGGATGTGGACTTTCATTACCCATATTAGGTTTTATTTTTTTAGGTTTTTTTGTGTTTGCCTTTACCTGGTCGGCTTCAAATATTTCACTTAATTTCATTTTTAACTTCCAAATACGTTTACTAGTAAACTAACTACTATTGCAATCAGTGTGGTAAAACTTGTACCCACTATTGCAACAAGCCAATTTTCCATTTTGTTTAGTCTGTGCTTTGTATCTTCTTTGAATTCTCTCAATTCTGTAGTAATGCTTTCAATACGAAGCATATCCGCTATGATGTGTGCTTCTAGATTATTGGAATCTGCATAAACTTGTTTTTGCTGTTCCAACTTTTGTTCTGGTTTTGGTTCTTTCATTATAATAGATCCTGTTTAGTAAATTCGGTGTTCACAGTATTTTTTGTATCTATAACACCGCCGTTAAGCACAATTCCATGTAACTCATCTTTTAAAGAGTCTACACTATGAGCACCTGGTATTTCAGTTGCAAACTTAAAAATATATCCTGCACCTGTTAATGTTGGTGCACCATAATTTTGTAGCAAGTTTGAACCTCCTCCATTTAATTCTACTGGATTATTCATCACAGTAGGCATTGCTCTTAATCCTATACATTGAACTACACTTTCAAAATCTTTTTGACTATTGTCATTGTAGTCGCCTGTAACTGTTATGTTTAAAGTAGTAAACAAGGTAAAAAATTCTATGTTACCTGTTAGTACTTCTATAGAGCCCATTGCTCCACTTCTTGTTAGACTCATTGTGTCTCCTGTGTATAACTGTATTTATCACTTTATGCTTTTGTACAGTCAAAAAAAATCCCCACACAAGGTGGGGATTTTAAAAGTTAATTACTTTTAGGTTACACTACTCTGTATTCTCCAGCAGTCACAGTTGCGTTTGCACCGTTTCCTGTTAGCATTGGTTGAATAGCCGCTAATAATCTAGCCGCGGTAGGGGAACCTTCAACACCAACGTGCATTACTGTAGCAGAAATGCTGTTGATTAGTACTGGAGTACAAATTGTTGATAAGCCTTGAACAACTAATTCACCTTTCTGTGCATTACCACTTGAAAAACCGAATTGGCTGATATTGTCAGTACCATCTACTTCATCAATAATGAAGTGACTTAAAGTACCAACCATAAGTTGACTGTTATCAAGAACTGCACCATTTACTCTTGTTTGTGCCATGATAGTCTCCTACTGTATCATTTGCATATTCGTGGTCTCTAAACCACCACCGTTTTAAAGAATATGCTTTGGATAATAGTATTTATATAAGATTGATAGAAATTTAAAAAGGACTTAAACTGTTATGCTTCTGTTTTTTCCAGTAGGTTTAGTTAAGTCTGAGAATTTGTTGCCTAATTCACCTGCAATGTCTTGTCCTCTGCCTATTGCGTCTAATGTATCACCTGCTTTGAAGTTGTATGCAAATTTGGCTGTGTCTATGCCTTTTTTGATTGCGTTTTGTACTGCTCCAATACCACCACCTGGAGTATATTTTCTAGCATTTTGATTACCTAGTTGAGCACCACGTTTTCTAGCATTTTGATTGCCTAGAGGAGCACCTTGTTTATTACCACCTTGATTGTTGCCTCCAGCACTAGCAAAAGAACGTTCTTTATTAACTTCTACTTCTGCTTTATCTGGATTATCTTGATAATACTTTACTGCTTTGTCAACAGCATTACCCACAGATACTTGATTGCTTTTAAAGTATTCTGTTTTTGCCTGTTGAATTGTTGCTGTAAAAGGTATATTAAAGTATTCAGTTTGTCTTGGGCCGCCTGGATATGTAAAAATTTTATCTGTTAATTCTTCTTTTGCCTTAACATCTAATTCTCTCATAGACAGTTTTGGACGAACTTGTGGTTTTTCATCCTCTAAAATAATATCTTTAATACGCATAACTGTATTTATACCTTTTTACGACCACTTGCCCAGTAGCCTGCAATAGCACCTATACCAGCACCAGTTTTACTACCTAACTTATTTTTTGTAAGTTTAGGCACAATTTTACTACCCACATAAGCACCACCAACTGTAGCGGCGGCTCTTTTTAATGCACTAGTAGGTTTTTCTTTGTTTACATTATCATATCTTCTTGTGGTTTTCATAGCCATCAAGTGTTGGAATACTTCTGCACCTTTGCCTTTTAATCTAATACGTTGCACTAATTTAGATACTATGTATTGTTTTTGACTGTACTTCAATTGAGGCCAATCCAAAATTAAACGTCTTAACTGTTTGAATTGTGCATCTTTAATTTGTAATTGTTGTTCTAATCTTATCAAATAAGAACTTGCATCACTTCTGCTAGGAGTATATCTAGCAATTTTATTCATAAACATGTAATGCTGTCTGTTGTTAAAATTAAGTTTATCTAATACTTTTCTTTCTTTGTTTTTTAATTTTAATGACTTGTAATTAGGATTATCAACAGCAAATGCCAGCATGTATATATCAGTTGCACTTGTTCTAAAGGCGGCATAAGGACCATATTGTGTTGTTTTTCTTGCGTATGCTGTACCATAATCTTGTTGTTTACTGTCTAAGGCAAACATATAAACTGCAAGTGTTTCTAAATATAATAAGTCTGCAATGTCTCTTCCAGTTAGTCTATTGTAACTAGCAGTGAATCTAAACAATCTACTTTCACTGATTTCAGAATCTATTAATTGATACATTTCTGTTTTAACATTTTCTTCAACTTTATAAATGCTGTACAACACAGGATTTCCATCTATGCCTAAGTCATCATATGAATGTCCACGTTGTATAGGTTTTGCTTCTTGGCGTTCATCAAAATCTCTATAAACATCTTGATAAATTTTGTGTATTTGGTCATCATCGTGCCCATAGTTACATTGGTCAGAAAAACCTTCGTAATGAATAACAAACTTACCCATGTCTGTGTCCACAGTATCTTTGCCAACATCATCTGGAGTAAGGCTTCTTATGAAACTTTGTACTTCTCTTGGTATGTTCATGTTGTTGGTTTTCCTGTATCAAAATTTAATCTGCTAAATTCTAATCTGTCTACTATTTTTAAAGCATTACCCATTCTGTCCACAGCAACAAAACCTTCCTCGCCTGTTACTTCAAAACCTTTTTCTGATTGTACAAATGTGTCCATAACTCTAATTTGTTCTAGTTTTCTCACAATTTTTACTTTTGCTTCTATAATTTTTAAATATAAATCGTAAACACTTACAATACTAGGTATATGTTCTCTGATAAATTTTACACCTTGGATCATTAGGTCTGTTTTAGCATCTATAGTTTTTTGTGTTTTAACTTTGTCTATTTCTTTAGTCATAAAATCTATATACTTTTGTATAAAATCTTTGGCAAATTTAGTTGGATCTTGTTCAAGGGCACCGGCTCTAATACTATTATTTACATGTGCTTTTAGTTGTTGTAAAAAATTTTTTCCTACTAAATCTGTTCCTTGTTGTAGCCATGCAAATGTTTCACCATCTACACTTTTTAAATATTCGTCAGCAACACTAATAGCCTGCATGATGTCTGCACTTTCTTCTGCTGTAAATGTTACAGTACCACTAAGGTCTTTGATAATTGCATCTCTGTGCCAAACACCTGTTGCTTTACCTAACACACTACTGTCGAATCCAAACTTTGCAGTAGTATCTGCCAGTGTTGGGCCGCCAACATATTCTGTATGCCACACAATACCAAAATCACTCTTTGCTATGTCTTTTGCAAGTTGGCTTTTAGTAGGTACTGCATAAGTTAATGTGTTTGGTGTAAATGTTAAATAATCTTCACCATCTATGCTTTGTCTTTTTAATGTGTCTTTTGCAAATAAAAAATCACCTTGTGCTACAGTGGACCATTTTAGTTTACTTAACATGTTCAATGCTAACTTTAATTTGTCTTGTAATCCTTCTGCAGGGTGGTTTGCTTCTATATCTTTGGTGGTAAAATTAATTTTAGGTTTTCTTGCAAACACACCTTTGGTGCCTACAAAGAACTTTCCAGTTTCAGGATCTTTGCCTGCCACAATGGCTGGAGCACCGTCCCATTTTGTTGTCATTGATACTGGAGAGTTTGTACTGCCGTCTAACATTTCATGTAGACTGTACAAATAGTTTATTGCTTCTTTGGCACCGTCATATCCTTTATTGAATATGTTATCTTCTAAATGCTCTAAATGAGTATTCTTGCCTTCTGCTTCTGCAATAGCACTTTCTGTTAATATACTAGTAACAAGAGGTTTTGTGAACTCTTGGAACTTCATACTAAACTCCTGCTAGTTTCTTCAGTTCTTCTAATTCAATGGCTTCATTTAGTTCATCAATTGCTTTAGTTGGAACTAATAAAACATCAGCACCTTTCTTTTCTGATATCAAAACCTTATAACCACATTGTTCCCAAGTGATACCATTTGCTTCAAAAATTGTATTTAGGGCATCATATGATTCTTTTGCCATTGCTCTAACTTTTGGCATAAACGATCCATACCATTCTGGTTCAGTTTTTTTCAAAGGAGAGTTTTTTAACATAGCACCAAATTGAATTGCATAATCATCTAAGCCGGATATGTCAGGTCGTTGTTTTTTAAAAGCCGCTAATTTATCAATCCATTGTTTAGCATATTCAATTTTTTCTGAATCAGTTTTAGCATTTTTGAAAAAAGTAAGCGGTTCTTCCAATGCAAATCTCAACTGTCCATTATGACGGTCTCTGATGTCTCCACCAGTTTTTTCTGGTGCGGGACCTTTTTTCATCACATTAGCCATTGCTCTACCAATACCTGCACCTGCTACTGCACCAACTTTTTGTGCCGTACTTGCATCTGGGTCCATTCTTGTTTTACTAGCAAGTGGTCCACCAATTGCTTTATTAATTGCATCTGCTCCGGCTTGCTTCATTTTTTCTATTGCACCAGGACCTTGTCCTACACCTTTTGCAATGCTTGTAAGTTCCATAGAACGAGCATCTTTTGGTGCAAGTGGGTAAACACCTTTAACAGGTTTAGCATATTGAGTGTCAAATGTTGTTGATCCATCTTTTTCTTTTTTGGCTTTTACACCATCAACTTCCATCCATTGACTACCTT